TATTAGCAAAAGATTTTGATATCCCCGTAAAAGAAACACACTTGCTTAGAGCACTTGATGTTGGGAAGTTTTCTGGCAAACCTAGAAATAAAGAAAATGTAGAAGAACTCGAAAAATATGTAGCCTCTCCTGAGAAACAGATCCCCGGTGGAGAAAGTCTAGATGAGTTCAAAGATCGAGTCGTTCCTACCCTAGAAGAATGTTTTCAACTAGCTTGTGAAAATGGAACAGGGATCATAGTTTGTCACTCAAGTATTATCCACGAAGTTGGATCACAGTTGTACGACGATCACAAAAGTCTCATTGTTGAACCGGGTGGAATAATTGTAATTGGGCTAGAAAATGATAGGCCAGTTGCTAAAGTACTTTTCAAGAAACACAAACCGGCTGGGAATACAGCCTCAATTAGCTAATCGGCTCTTAGCCGGAAGGAAAAATAAATGGCAAATCTAAATACAGTCTCTGCTTTGTTTGGACCCGGAACAGGCCGCTTTCAGATTAATGCGCTTACTCTAGCGGCTACTACTGAAACTCTTGTTGTAATGGGTACGGACGCAGGTACTACAACTCCAGCAACTATTGTAGTTCCGGTTGGTAATACTGGAAACACTCTTGTTGGTTCTGGAAGTCCTATTGAATTTAACCAGAGTGGAGCAGTCTCTAGCCAGAGTTATGGTCGTAAGGTTGGAGTCTTTACCGAACCTCCTTATTTCAGTGCTACAACATTTGACTCGGGTCGTCCATTCTTGCTACGCGCTGCTGGTGTTGTTACAGTCAATAAGACCACAGTTACTACAGTTACAAATTCTTTCTCTATCAGTCTATACAATGGAGCGGCAATCACGGCTACTTATAAGATTGCTACTTTGGCTGCTGGACTATCGAATTCTTCAACTACAGCTAATGTAACTGGGCAGTTTTATCTAGAGGCTCTTGTTCAGTGGGACAGCACTACGCAGACTCTGAGCGGCATCTATGATGGAAATCTAGGAAATACAACTACAACCCAAACTGCTCTCTCAAACGCAGTAGCAGTGACTACGGCTTCAAAGCTGATCTTCACTCCTACAGTTACTTTCGGCCATGCTGAAGGTGGAGTAGCAACTATCGTTGAGTTTGCGGTGGATCAGATCTAATAAAAATCACCACATCGAGAGGAATCTGATGTACGAAGAGTTTGATGTAGTAGATCCGGAAGTCGCTTTCAGTCGCCACCTTCTCGGAAAAGAATGCCAGTTGTGCCGTCGAGTGTTGAGATATACATTCTTCGACAGGGATTCTACGACCAGAGATGGGCGCAGTCTGATTTGCCCAAAATGTAAAGCAACCCCCCGGCTTTCCGCTGCGGAGAATTTCTCTCGCCAGCGGGAAGCCAATTTTTCATCTGTCGCTTCTCAGAGAAGAGAGAATGAAGAAGACTACATGGATCGTGATGCAGTTGGTCGCGTACTCCATTCTAGTATCTTTGTTCAACGATTGAAGGATGCGGGAGTCAGTGTTATCTGCGGTCCCGCCCACTTCGCTGATGAGATCAGTTTATATATAGACGACTCTCTAGGTGCTAAGCCTCCTCTCTATATTGGATGGATTCCCGTAGGTCCTATCCAAGAGTTCAGCGAGTATGAGTACAATGAGTATGCTGTGCCAACCGACGAGATTACTCATGGGTACAGAGGTATATTAAGAAATCTGATTTTAGGGAAGTTCCTAACAGAAAGTACATGTAACAAAGTGTTTGGCTCTTGCTCCGAAGCTGTATGGGCTAAGACTATGTGGGATTTTAGAAACAGAAAACTAGCATAAGGTACTGGGGGATTCCAGTTCCGGAAAAGAATTTATGGCAAAAGAAACTATCAAGCAAGATCCTCAAGTTGATCTAAGTCAGACTGTAACAGTCACGGCTGCTGATCTTCTACAATTGTTTGCAACTCTGCAACAGAATGCAGCAACGGCTGCTAAAGACCAAAATCAGGCTTTGATCACTGGTCTTGAAAAACTATCTCCTCATTATATTCCTCCGGGTCAGGAAGAGAATATCAAGCAGCAAAGGCTAGCTCAGCGCAAGATCGAAGTATTTAAGATCAAGAACATGCGCAGGCAGCAAAGAAATTGCGATCATGAGGTAGGGCAGACTGGTCGAAAGAGAAACGGTGAAGGTGCATTTGCTGGACTCAAGCTGTGTACCGGAGAAACTATCGGGGTTTGTTTCTATTGTGGAATGGTTATTTCTTCCATCAATCCCGAGCATCAAAAGTACTTCAAGAAGATTAATGGGACTGTTGCACAGTCTGGTCAGATTGAAGGAATGTCAGATCCTATTAAGTCACAGCTAGCTAGGTTGAGCGAAGACGAACAGAAGAGAGTTCAAGCCGCGAGAACCAAGTTCTTTGCAGAGAAGCCTGCTGAAGAAGATGAGCTAGATGAGGATCTCGAACTAGTTAACTAAGGAACTAAATGCCTTCTACAATTCCGCTAAGCAGAACGATAGAACTAGCAACCAGATACAACTACAACGCCCCTCTATTATACGTTAATAGCGGGGCATTGGCGTTTTCTCTGGGTGATGAAGTTAGACAGTTTCTTCTGTCTGCTCCTTTCGGGTGGAGATGGAACAGGGCCGAAGTTGCTCCTATCACTTGTCTTCCGGGTGTTACTGACTACACAGTGAATATTCCAGACTTCGGATGGTTAGAAAGAGCATGGATACTATTCCCTTCTGCTGCCGGAACTCCTATTCAGGTATTCAATTCAATGAATATCCTGTCTATCACGGCTGTGGCAGGGGTTGTTACAGCCACTGTAAACGGAAATCCCCTGAATTTTGGATTCAAAATCGGGCAAACTATAAGTGTAGAACAGGTTACTGATACTACATTTAATGCCTTTCAGACCCTACAGATAAGTGGCCTTGGGGTTAACACTATTACTTACTCTCAAGCGGGAACAGGCATTACTTCTTCTGGTGGGATTATCTTCAATATCTCGAATCTTACTGTCCCTGTTATTACCACTACTGGTCAGCCTCTCCCAACCAAAGAGCTTTCGATCTCAAATACTTTGGCTCAAGAATCTGTTCTTGGACAGCCGGGGTTCATCTCTGTTATAGCTGATGACAATAATGGAAACATTACTTTCAGATTGATGATGGCTCCAGATCAAGCCTATACATTGTATATCATCTATCAGAAAGCCGCCCCCACTTTCGGTGCTGTTACAGATACATGGGACCCTCTTCCAGATTACATGGAGTATATCTTCAACAAAGGTTTTTTGGCGAAGGCGTATGAATACAAAGGGGATGAACGTTTTGCTTTTGTATGGCAAGAGTTTCTAAAGATGGCCGTAGCTTCGAATGATGGTCTAAGTGAGACAGAAAAGAATATCTTCCTAGAGCCAAAAATAATCACTGCTCGTGAACAGGGATCTTTGCAATCTTCTGCTCAAGCTAGACAATCTCGTGGTGGAGCATAATGAAGAAAATACTTACAACTATCCTACTTCTTTGCGCTAGTGTCTGTGCGTTCGCCGCATCTGGACAACGCACTTCTATAGCTTTGCAGCCAGTACCCGGAGGTAATGTAGCCGGTAATCTTCCTTTTGCTCAAGTCGTCGCTAACGCGCAGATTTCAGTTTGCGTCTTTACTACCACTCCTCGTACTTGCGGGACTCCTGTAAACATCTACTCTGATGTAAACCTCACACATCTTATAACGCAACCCTTGGCTGCTGATCCAGTTAACGGATTCTATCAATACTACGTTCAAGCTAATACCCAAGTCATTGAGAAAGTTTGTGCTCCTTACAACCAATGCCAGTACTATCCAGTATTCATTTCCGGAAGTGGAAGCGGCAGCGCGGGTCCATTACTCTCTACAGACAGCGTTCCTAATGCAAGCCAAGTTGCTCTAAACTTTATAGATCCTGTATCTTTCAATGGTATTAGTTTTGCTTGGTCTAATCCCTCTGGTGGACTTGAAACTTTTGGTCTAAGTGGAACTCTAAATAATTCTGGTATCACAAACCCTCAGACTACTGTAAATGGACAAACATGCGTTTTAGGTAGTTCTTGTACAATTGCCAGTGGCAGTGGATTACAAATGCTTGTTAACCCACCCATTTCAGGGAATTTTGCAATTGTTCGACCAACCTCGTTTACCTTAAGCGCACCGACAGGTCCGGGTTCCGTAGCAAATAATAACTCAGGCAAACTTATTTGGGCGTGTACAGGAGTATTGTGTAATTTATCTCCCAATACAATTGCGACTTGGAGCGGGTTTGTTCTGCCTGCCGGAATTTCAGCGGCTAACGTAACCTCTATCTATGCATATTCAATTAACGGTGCCTCGCCCTTTACAACTGCCATTTCATCTAGTTTTCAATGTGCGTCAGCAGTTGTAGAGCCGGGTGTGATGACGTGGCCTATTCAACAGACAACCAATCTTACTGGTGTAGCAGGTAGCGCAATTGGAACTATTACTTGCACTGCCACCCTATTTGCTGGCGGGGCACCGGGGCCGTCTGGACTGATTATGAATGTAGCTGATGTTGGTTTGATAGTATACTACTCTAGCGGTAGTTATACTGCTCCAAACATGACTTCTGTAGCGGTTCCGCTTTTCTATAATTCTTCTTTGTCTGAACTTGGGATAGACACAACTGGCATAGGCGGAACTACAACAAACTCCTTGACTGCTGCCGCAAGCGGTGGTGCCTCCCCCGGATCAACCTTTAACGGCTCAGCCGCAGTAACTTTTGACTATCACTCTTTTGGTGCGGCTCCTCTAGCCTCCCCTACTTTCACAGGAACGGTGACTACCCCCGCGCTCGATCTTAGTAGCATTACAGGATCTACACAATGCTTGCATGTGAACTCTTCCGGTCTTGTTAGTGGTACAGGCTCTGATTGTGGCTCTGCGGGATCTGGTGTATCTAGTTTGAACTCACTTACCGGAGGATTAACTCTTGCTGCTGGGTCTAACATTACTATTACCCCTTCGGGCGGAAATACTCTAACTATCGCCTCGACTGGTGGGGCAGGAAGTAGTGTGCAATATAATGCTACTTCAACAACCTATACAGTTACAGGTTCATCAATTAACGGCGATGATGGGCATATTCTTGGACCTACTATCACTGTAACGGGAGGATCATCAAGTGGTGGAGTTTGTACTGTTACCAATTCTGGAACAAACGGTCTATCAGTAGGTGACTGGGTATATACTGCTGGAATCACAGGATGGCCTGCTCAAGGGGCAGCATACGGTGTCTATACCTATGGTAGTGGTACAGTCAATGATGATCAGTTCCAAGTAATCTCTACAGGATTAAGTTCAAGCCAGTTCGAATTCAATTGTCCTAACGCAGGTTCAGTTACCTTTAGTGGTGGCTCTGCATACCCATCCAACTACTGGTTTACTCACCTAGTTGAGAAACAGCCATTCTTTAATGGTCATGGAACGGTCAATGCTATCTTTGACTCGACACATACTTGTACAGGAATCAATACCAACTTCTCTACACTATTCCCGAATATCAGTGGTCACGTTGGATACTTCATTCTGACGGATTGCCATAATGAGTATAATACAGGGTCATCTGCTTCGTCAGTAGAAACAATTATTCAGTCGATTATGGCGAAGGCTCATACGGCAGGGTATGTGTTTGTTCTTGGTACTACACCAAACGCACAGATTGCTGCTTTAAACAATGGCTCATATAGCTTCGCACTCAATACAGTTAACTGGTGGAGCTACACACAAGGAAAGTCAAACGCTAATGCATCTAGTGGTCAGTACACAGACTATGTAGCCGACTTTAACGCCCCCTTAAGTGACTACCAATTGACTGGTGGAAGCAATACAGGTATTGGTAGTGCTGCTGGAAACCCGGATGCGGCTGCGATCTTGAACGAGGCTTTGGCAACTCAAAACTTTAGCCCTAAGACTCAGACACCTTTCTGTTACTTCGGTTGGTATACAGGAGTTCTGGCTAATGCTTCTGGACCCGGCTATGTATGTAGCCCCGGTTCGGTAGTAGACGCTTTTGTTGTAACAGACGCGACTCAGACAAATATAGCTCTCCATGTGGATACCTCTGGAACAATAGGTATTCGTGAACCTAATGATACAGTAGCAACGGCTCTAAACCTTAGCTATATTGGTTCTTCTGCTAATCTACTATGCACCACAACAAATGGTAAGGTAGTTAATACTGGATGTTCTGGAATGACGAGCATCTCTAGTCCAGACTCGTCCATCAATATCAATACCCCTTCTGGAACTCCTACCCTCCAACTTAGCCGAGATGTAGCCTATACATTTGATAACACAAATACTTATCTTGCACCCTCAACAACAGGTTCTTCAGCCGTCTTCCAAGCAACAGGGATAACTCGTCCTACTATTGTTCAGTCCACTGGTGGATACAATGGGTCAGCAACGTGGACTACTACTACTGGCCATGCTATTGTTGCGTTCTGCCAGAACAGTGGTTCAATTGGAACAGATGCTGCCGGTGATACATTCCACGTAATTCAGAATACCTCAACTCTAACCATGAGTTATGCTTACAATATTACTGGAGCGACTGGTTCTGTTGGGTGCGCGGGAGGTACAGGATACGTTGTCTATGAACTAGCAAACGTTCCTACGACAGCTTTTCTAGATGTGTCTAGTCAGACTGCTGTTACCAGTAGTCCTCAGACTGTTTCGCTGACAACTACTCAAGCGAATGATTTGTTGTTAACTGGAATCATAGCATATAATACCGGGCTAGGTACACAAACTGCAAACGGTACTTGGGTTGCGGGACCGCAAGGACTACAAGGAGAAGCAGCTACTTTTCAGAATACCACTTTAGCTGGTGCCGCTGGAGCGTATCCTATTACTTTGACTTTCAGTGGTGGAGTTTATCAAGTCATATTAATGGCCGCATTCAAAGGTGTGACAGCATCTCAAAGCGCAGATATCGTCCCATTCAAAACGGCTTCTGGAACTGTGGTAAGCAAAATAAATCTTGATGCTTACATGCAAACAGTAGCTACGATCTTCTCTACGCTTCCTAGTTGTGTGTCAGGACTTGAAGGAACAGTAGCAGCGGTAACGGATAGTACAACCAATACTTACGGAGCAACCATTACAGGAAGTGGATCAGACCATGTTCCGGCTTACTGTAACGGAACGAATTGGATCGTATACTAATGGGCATCATGAAGAAATTACTTATAGTTGCACTTCTTGTTCCAGTCTTTGGAAATGCGCAGGAAGTCTTTACTACAATTAACGGCACCCCACCACCGTATATATTTAACGGAGCAGGGGTAACTCAGGTGGGGCAGACCTTTACATTCAGTGGTGGAGGTAGCAGCGGATTTCCTATTACAATTGGAAGTACATCAATTGCTAGTGGATCTACTACAACTTCTATTTCTGGGTTAACATTAGTCGCTCCGAACCTAGGGACACCCACTGCTCTAGTACTTACAAATGCCACAGGTTTAACCTCTGGTCAAGTTACTACAGCTTTAACCTTTACTCCAACTAACGCGGCTGTTGTTCCTTCTACAGCCCCTTCTGCTGGACAACTACTAATTGGCAATGCTGGTGGTACTGCTTATGCACCTGTGACCGCTAGTGGTAGTTGCACGGTAACTTCTGCTGGCGTGTTTACTTGTGGAGGGTACCCTGCATCTACGGTACTTACTGCTTCTAGTTCGACAGCACTTAATTTTACAAGTTGTATTTCAGGCACTTACACCAACTACTTGATTCGATTTACGAACATTCTTATGTCTGCTAGCGCGGGAAAACCCGGCATAAGATTCTCTACTAATGGAGGATCTACATACGATTCTAGTGCTGTTTATTGGTGGGCAGTTTTAGCTATGGCGAACTCCACTCCGGGTGGGGGAGGAATTCCTACAGCTACAGATACTGCAACATACGTAGTTAGTGATGGTGGGCAAGGCAGTAGCCAGCCTGACAATACAATTAACGGGGATGTTTATCTATATCATCCCGCTAGTACTACCTCTTTCAAATTTTTGAAGGGGTCAATGGTTAACTTCTCTAGCTCAGGACAGCACCTAGGATGGTCTTATCAGGGAGATTACGAAAATACAGCAGCGGTAAATGCTTTCCAAGTGATACCCGACACAGGAACAATAACATCAGGAACAGTTACTTGCCAACCATTACCAAATTAGGATTAAAATGAAGAAACTTCTTGTATTAATTTTTGCGCTGTTTGCTGTGACTGCTGGTGCGCAAGAAGTATTTACCACAATCAACGGGGTTCCCCCTCCGTATATATTCAATGGTGCTGGAGTTACCCAAGTAGGTCAAACTTTCACATTCGGGGGAGGGGGATCTAGTGGGTTTCCAATCACTATCGGCAGTACTTCTATCGCAGGCGGCTCCACAACCACATCGATCTCTGGGTTAACTCTTGTAGCTCCCGCGCTAGGAACTCCTACCGCATTGGTTCTTACTAATGCTACTGGCCTTCCAGCAGCACAAGTATTAGTCGGTGCCCTTGCGAATGGAATGACGGCGACGACCCAGTCTGCCGTTGATGGATCGACTAAGATAGCTACGGATCAATTCGTACAGGAAAACCTGCCTCCGCCGAGCACGACATTAACAATGAACAATAGCGGCACGGGCGATCCATCTGGCACGGTATTCCAGCCCACATCTGTTAATCCAAGAACACTTAGTTATAACACAATAGGTGCGACTGCGGCTTCAATTGTTCCAAACACTGCTCCCTCGGCAGGACAACTATTAGTAGGAAATGCCGGTGGGACAGCATACGCTCCAGTCACAGCAAGTGGAAGTTGTACAGTTAGTTCGGCAGGCGTGTTTACTTGTTCTGGCGGTGGATATCCAGCAGCAGTTACATTGACTGCAAGTAGTTCCGCTGAACTTGATTTTACAACCTGCCTCAGTAGCTCTTATGATAATTATGAGATCATCTATCAGGGTGTTACACGATCAAGTTATAGTGGAGTAGATCTACTTATTCAGGTTTCATCTAATGGCGGATCTACTTGGGATTCAACATCCGGACATTACAACTATGGAAGGTATTTCGTTGGTATAGTTGGAGGAAGTTCTGGCAACACTCCAGCGACGGCAGATACTGGTTTTACTTTGACCGGAGGAGTTACCGCAAATGCGTATCTTTCTCCGTATGCAGAATCGGGAAGATTAACTCTCTATAGTGTTAATAGCACAAGTTTAGCAAAGAACCTTATTGGAGATATCTCAGTAATTTCTGGTGGAGTTATCTATTACCAAAACTTAGGCCAGAGTTATAGTCAAACCTCTGCAATCAACGCTTTTCGTGTGATTCCAACTTCCGGCACGATAGCTTCTGGA